GGGATATGAGCCTAAGTGGAATATTCTTAGTAAGGAGTTGTAGATGGACAGAAACCGTTACGCTGAGATCATGGCGCAGTACCAGCAGGCGCAGCCGTTTTCTTTCACTGGTTACCCGTCTACCTACACGGGTGGTTATGACGTATCGCAACCACAAGCGTATGCTGCACCATCAAACCGCTACGCTGACATTATGGCGCAGCCAGCTATGTCTGGTGGTGGACGCGGTATGCCAGCAGATGAAGGCGTGACATTTACTGAGCCTACTAGCGAGCAGGCGTACAACGTGTCTCAGTTAGGAAAAAATTTAAGATACATATCTCCATTAACTGGAGCCTTAGCATCCATGTATGGTAATTACTTGGCAAGCCAAGTAAATCCAAATTACAGCAATGAAGGAAGAAACTATTCAGCTCCCACTGGTGGTTTTTTAAGCACAGCGCCAGTGCAAGGTGACACCAGCAACTACAGCAACGAGGGACGTAATGCTCCTGCCCCTAGTGCCCCAAACGATGGTGGTAACTACAGTAACGAGGGACGCAACTATGGAGGCGGTGGTGGAAATGGAAATGGTGGTGGCGTAGCTACTGGTGGCAACAACGGTGATGCATCAGGCGGTGGTGATCGCGGAACACGCGGTGGCTTTGCGCAAGGCGGCCACGTCTCCATGATGCACTTGCAAGGCCCGAATCCAATGGGCCCAGATGACGGCTACGCTGCTCTCAAGGATGGCGAATACGTCATCAACGACAAGGCGGTCAAGAAGTACGGTATCGAGTTGATGAATGCCATCAACACCGGCAAGATTTCAAAGGGCAAGCTACGCGGCTTGCTCGAAATGTAAGGAGAACGATATGTCTAAAGGCGGCGCATCCGGTAGCACAACAAACACAACATCAATTGACCCCGAACTCAAGGCTGCGTATTTTCGCAATCTCCAGCAGGCGCAGGGTGTTGCTGGTGCATTACCAGTACGGCAATTTGCAGGCTTTAACCCGCTGTATACGGCTGGCGAGCAGCAAGTCACAAACGAGGCTCTGACACCGTTTACGGGTCAGTCCATCCAGCAGTTTATGAACCCCTACGAGAACGAGGTGGTTCAGCGTTCACTTGCTGATGTAGGTGGAGCACTAGACGTTCAGCGGCTCAAGGATCGGCAGGCAGCTACCGCTGCCAAGGCATTTGGTGGATCACGCCAGGGCGTTGCAGAGTCACTCACAAACGCTGCGGCCATCAAGCAAGCCGCTGACACTGCCGCTCAGATGCGTGCATCTGGCTACGGCCAGGCGGCTGGTCTGGCTCAGTACGCCAAGGGCGCAAACATCTCTGGCGGCCAGGCAGTGATGGGCCTGGGCGGTGCGCGTCAGCAGTTGGAGCAGGCGCAGTTGGACGCCCTGCGCAACATTGGTGTGGAGAAGCTGGGCATTGCATCTGGCGCACTTGGAATTAACCTACCCAACCTCGGGATGACGAGTACGCAACCGTACTACCAAAATCGAACTGCTGGTGGACTTGGCGGTGCTGCTGCCGGTTACCAGTTGGGTGGTGGCTACGGCGCTGCACTTGGCGGTCTGCTTGGATACTTTGGGTAAGGGGAACAAGATGACAACACAATTTGACCCAACTCAATATTATCTCGGTAGCGGACTCGGTGTAGGTAGATACAACCAGCCGTATCGTCCTAAGATTCAAGACATTCTGGCACGCATGAACCGTCCCGAGATTACTGGTATGCCTGGCGATCCGGTTTACATCGACCAGATGTCAACCCCGCAATACGTTTCGCGTACCGGCCCTGACATTTTTTACCAGAAGCGGCGTGATCCACTAGGGGCTAATCTGTATCCGAATGTGCCTGGCATGGGATTCACTCCTAGCGCAGGACTGATGGATATGGGTGGCGAGATGCAGCCGCTGTCTGCACAACCGCAAGTGCAAGCAGCACCGCAAGTTGAGCAGACTATGGAAGCGCCATTGCAGACATTTGAACAGGCATATGGTGGAGCAGCACCACAGCGCACACTCGGACTGCTGGGTGATATGTTTGGCGGTGCATCCGCGCTGGACGAGTACATGACGCCAGAGCAAAGAGCGCAGCTACAGAACCAGGGATTGATGTCTGCTGCCATGCAACTGCTTGCGGCATCAGGCCCGAGCCGCACGCCTGTAGGACTCGGCCAGGCTCTTGGTGAGGCGTATGGCGCCGGTCAGAAGGGCTACACGGCAGCGCAGCAGAATCTGCTCCAGAGCATGACCATGAAGCAGAAGATGGATGAGTACAAGCGTGCGCGGGACATTGAGGCACGCATCAGTGGCGCATTGGTAGGAGAAGGCGCTCCGGCTATGCCTGGCGCTGCCATTACGCCAGACCAAGCTATGAATGCACCAGGACTACCCGCTGGTCCTACAGTGGCACGCGCTGCCATGATTGGTACAGAGGCTCCTGCTGCACCTATGAGCCAAGCAGATATGCTGTACAACAGATATACGAAAGCATCCAATATTGCGGCTCAATATGGCGACACTGCAAAGGCCACGGCCTACGCTACTTTGGCAGATAAAGCCCGTCCTACTGATAAGGTAATTGGCGAGCCATTTAGGGCTGATGATGGTAGGGTTTACCAGCGCACAGAATCAGGCGGTGTTAGGTTGTTTGGTGGTGGAACGGTAACGCCAGCAGCCAAACCTATGGGCCAACCACAACAACAACTGGTTGATGGCAAGGTTAAGATGATCCAGTACTACGATGATGGAACATTTAAGCCTATTTCAGGCGTTAGCCAAGTGGCTAAACCTACCGGTCAGCCACAAATGCGAGTAGTAAATGGCGTCCCGACAATGATGCAGGATTACGATGATGGGACAAGCAAGCCACTTGCTGGTGTTTCTTCATACAGAGAACCATCATCATTAGTGACAAACCTTGAATATGTTGGTGGGAAATCATTGGAGAATACAGGTGCTGCTGGACTTGCTGAACTTGAAAAATCACAACAAGCAAGTGCTACAAAGGTGTCTGTAGACACAGGTCAAAAGGCAAGAAATGTTCCGGTTAACAAGGACATCATTGATAGATTGAGCGCAAAAACAGAGCAAGCCGAAACCGCCAATCAAACTTTAGCGAATATTGATAGGATTCTTCCTGCGCTTGATAAAGCTATCACCGGACCATTGGCAGATTATCGAACTACAATTTTGCGCGTTGGTCAATTCATGGGTGTTGCTGGTAAAAATGCTAACGAAATTCTTTCCAACACGCAAAATGTTGTGCAGGGTCTTGCGCAGCAAGAACTTAATGCAGCGTCATATACAAAAGGACAGGGAACTCTTACAGGACCAGAGCGTGAGATGCTGAAACGTTCTGCCGCTGGCGATCAAAACATGAGCGCAGCAGAGTTACGAACGGCACTGGTTGCAGCGCAAAAAATGGCACAGTTCCGACTTGATGATCAAGCAAAGTTTCTAGAAAAAACTACTAGATTGCCTGGCATGGAGGAGTATCGAGATCTTTACACGATTGATCGATATCAACCAGTCGCACCAGCACCAGCAGCCGGTGCTGATGGCCGAAAATCATTGAGTGACATCATCAAGCCTAGAGGAGCGCGATAATGGCTGAAGAAAAATCAGGATGGGAAGAGTGGAAAGACTTAAACGCTCAAATCTTGGAGGCTAAGAAGGCCGGATACAACGACGAGGAAATTACTCAGTTTTTGCAAACCGTACCTAACATTGGGCCGCAAGTAACGACTGCGATGGAAAGCAATTACGCTGCGCCTGAGATTGTCAAGTCAATCCTGGAGCGTAGGTCGCCATCGTATGAAATGGGCACTCAGAAGTCCACTATAGAAAAAGCTATTGTTAGTGCAATGCAAGGTCCGACTCTAGGTTTTTTTGATGAGTTGGCTGGGGCAGTTACCGCTCCTCTACTTGCGTATCAGCAGGACATTCCCTTAAGCCAGGCGTACCAGCAACAGCGTGACGTAGTGCGCGGTGCGACTGAGTCATTCATGAAAGAGAGACCATTCACGTCTGCTGGCTTGCAAGGCGTCGCGTCAGTTCCACTGGCGATGACCAACCTTACAAGCAGGGCAATAGGTGCGGCAGCAGCGCCGGTTGTGTCTGCTGTTGAGGCAGTAGCGCCAAGGGTTGCAGCCGGTATGCAGAGCGCAGGCAGATACCTTGCTGGCGCACCAGCCGCTGGTCAGACGATGGGTATGGGTCAGCGCATGGCGCAGGCCGGTGCTTCTGGCGTTGGATACGGCCTCATTGGTGGCGCAGGATCTTCAACTGGTGAGGACATAAGCCAGATCACCCAAGACGCGCTTACAAGCGCAGCCATTGGCGGCGTACTTGGTCCTGTTACCCAGCCTGTGATGGGCGTATTGGGAGCTGTTGGACGGCAAGGCATGGCGCGGGTATCTGACACGGCAGCATCACGCTACGCACAGCAGAAGGTGGCAGAGGCACTGCTGCGCGACACGCCACCAGACCTACTGCAAAGCGCACTCTCCATGTCGCAGGCGAGGATGGGTAAGCTAGGGCCAGAGGCGCGTATCGCTGACGTTGGAGGCGCTAATGTGCGCGGCTTGCTGGATACGCTGGCGACCCTGCCTGGTGAGACTAAGCAGGCTCTAGAGCGTGCTATCCGCGAGCGCCAGGCAGGACGTGCAGGGCGCTTGGTATCTGCCGCTGACGAGGCTATGGGTACGCAAGGCGCTCAGTTCCAGCAGAGCCTGGACGCATTCAACACATTGCGCAAGATTGAGTCTCAACCTTTTTACCAACGCATTGAAAACGCAAGTGTGCTGGTTGATGACAATCTACTCAATCTTCTGCAAAAGTCTAAGGACTTGCAGGGTGGCGCGGAGACTTTGTTCCGCAGGAAGACAGGCCAAGAGATCAACCTTGGCAACCTAAAAAAAGGCGATGTCGTACCCATGACGGTGCTGGACTCTGTCAAGCAGTCGCTGTACGACGCGGCACAAACAGCCAAGCAATCAGGCAGCGGGAACCAGGCAAAGGCCATTGACGATATCCGCGTCAACCTGACTAGTTTCCTGGTTGAGAAGTCGCCTAGGTTGGGCGGCAAGTCAGCGTACAAGCAGGCGCTGGATAAGTGGGCAGGCCCGTCTCAAATGATGGACGCCGCCGAATTGGGCCGCAAAGCTATGACGGGTGACATTGTCAACTTCAAGCAGGAACTGAGTGCGTTGTCTGGATCAGAGATTGATGCGTTCCGCATTGGAGCATTGCAGTCCCTACGCCAGAAGACAGGCACAGAAGCTGGTCAAACGTCTCTGCTGAAGATGTGGAAGGAACCAGCTACTCAGGAGCGTCTGAAGGCAGTGTTTGAGAACGACTACCGCAAGTTCGCATCTGCTGTAGCACAAGAGGCACGACTGAAAGGCCTTGAGTCTGCTGGCCGTGGATCGCAGACGGCAGCACGCTTGGCTGGTATGTCTGACCTAGATATTGCTCCTGCTATGGCTGCCGGTCAGTCTGTTGCAAGCGGAAATGTTCCAGGCATGATTACATCAGCCGCTAATTTAGCAAGCAGAGTCGGAACGCCGGAGCCTGTGCGTAACCAGATGGGTCAGATTCTGCTATCGCGTGACCAGCAACAACTTAACGCGATGATGATGGAGTTGCGCCGTCAAGGTGAGGCTAGATCACGCGCTGCTGGTTTAGGTGGATTTACTGGTGGTGCTATTGGCAGCAATGTGCAGCCGTATGCCGCTGGACTACTTGGGGATTGAGTAGAAAGCCGCCATCAGCGGATCAACCTTGATCTTCCTGCGCTTGCCACGCTCACGCGCCAAGCGGAAGTCCTTATCCTCCTGGGACTCACGCTCACGCAAACGCTTAACCCTCTCGCGCACAGATTGACGCTCTGGCCTGGGAGCGTCGGCGCCTATCCCCCAGGCGTAGACCCTTGCAATAGAGCCAGCAGTACGCTCCCAACGTGCGATGTAGACCTGGCCGCGCTCATGCATCCTATTCATGTTGTGCTCAACGGCACGATTAGATAGAAACACTGCAGCCGCCAACTCAACGCACGTCATGGGGCGTTTTCTGAGCGCCTGCTCAATCTGCTTTAGACGAGTTGGGGTCATGCTTATTACATCAATTAGTGTTAGATTCCGAGCAACTTTGTGGAGTCACCATGCAACCTAAAGTTTCCCGAGAAGAGTTTATCAATGTTTGGAACCGTCATGGTTCTGCTATCTTAGTAGCGAAACACTTAGATGTTTCTGAGCGATCTGTCCTCAATCGTAGGCGCAGAATTGAAAAAGAAACAAACCAGCCTCTGATTAACTTTGACGATAGGGCAAAGAAATATTCTCAGTTCCAGCCAATCCAGACCTCGCTGAACAAGATTGAACTTGGCGTACTTGACCAGACCATAATCGTTTTCAGTGACGCGCATTTCTGGCCTAATGAATACACCACCGCCTACAAGGGACTGCTGTGGGCTATCAAGGAACTCAAACCGCACGTTGTTATCAGCAATGGAGATGCCTTTGACGGGGCTACTATCAGCAGGCATGACCCGCTGGGCTGGTCTAAGACTCCATCTGTAATCGAAGAACTCAAGGCGGTGCAGGCTCATCTTGGCGAGATTGAGGAGACGGCCAAGGCGGCTAGGCACAACTGCAAACTGCTGTTTACCTGGGGCAATCACGATTCTCGCTTTGCTAACAAGTTGGCCTCTCAGGCTCCGCAGTACAAAGAAGTGCATGGATTCAAGCTGCAAGATCACCTGCCAGCCTGGGAGTTTGCCTGGTCTGTCTGGCCTACAAAAGAATGCATTATCAAACACAGATTCAGATCTGGCATCCACGCCGCGCACAACAATACAGTCAACGCTGGCATATCCATTGTTACAGGGCATTTGCATAGCCTAAAAGTTACGCCATTTGCTGATTACACGGGCAATAGGTACGGTGTAGATACTGGAACACTTGCTGAACCATATGGCCCGCAGTTTGATTACGGCGAAGGGAATCCATTAAACCACAGGTCTGGGTTTGCTGTGCTGACATTCAAGGGTGGTAAGCTTTTGTGGCCTGAAATAGTCCACAAGTGGGGGGACGAAAATCAGGTAGAGTTTCGCGGTCAGATCATCAACGTATAGGAGTTTTTATGTTTCATCTCACATTCATTGTCAACAACTCTGTCGAAGTAGAAAACGACGAGGAATTTGATTCGGTTTTTGATTACTTTGAAGAAGGCGAAGAGTACGAGTACGACGAGGACTATGATTGCTACTGCTGGTACGACTGCGAGTACGACGCATGGTACTGGCTCAACGAAGACACCGGCGAGTGGCTGCTGGTTGAGGATGACGAAGCTGATTGGGGCGACGACGAAGAAGAGTACGACGAAGAGGAAGAAGAAACCGAGGCTGCTTAATCCGGAATCAGCGCCAAGGCATCGTTCACAGATGCCTGTATCTCAGACACGGCCTGCTCAAAAGGTAGGCCGTGTTTTCTATTTTGACGTAGCACTTCATTGATCTCGCGCAGAGCCTGCCAGGCGTAGTCCGAGTGGATGGCTTTGATTGCCTCCTGTTCGTCTTGAAATATCGCTGTTATCTGCATTTTTCACCTCTTTAAGTTTCACTCTTTCCATAGTTGAAAATCGGTGGCCGTTCGCGCACTCATACCGGCGATAAACTTCGTTGTCGTATTTGTTCCGCGTCTCAAGACAGCGGGTCCACGCGGAGCAAGTGGGGCAGATCAAGAATTCTTCTCCTTGAGTTTGGCTTCGATGGCTCGACAAGTTTTTTGAATACTCATATCCAAGCAATCTGCAAGCTCCTCATCCGTCAGCCCTACCCATTCGCGCCGTGGTGGGTGGGTGTAAAGCGGGATATGCGGTGCTGTGCAATATTTATCAACATCTTCAATCATGTATAAGTTGCCTTGACAAATAAATGCCACAGGCTCCTGCGCTGGCTGCGCTGGCAGAGGTGCGTAAATCATTAAGTGATGCCACGTTTTTGGATTGGGTCTATGCTCAGGATGCGCGGCCTGTAGGTCTATGTATTCCCACAGCAATCGCTCCAACCTATCAGCCACAGGCTCCTGCAACTTGTTCGCAGCCATAGCTTTCTTAGCTTGATAGCCACCGCCCCAATGCCCCTGCCGCTTGGCAAGTTCGTCAAAGGCTTCATCCTCTGCATCTTTCATAGCATTCCATCCTTTGCAGTTATACAGGTTCCCTGAATCAGGATGACCATCTGACCCGCCTTTAAAGACATCTCTTGCATACGTTTCTTCTGAGCCTCTACTACTGCACGGCACTCAACCTCGCGTGTGTAATGAACCCCCTGCATGAAGTTGCACTGGTCACCAATACAAACAAACAGCACGGGTATATAAATAATGTTGATCATGGAAATTTGCACTCCTCAGTGAATCGTGAAACTACGCTACCGCAGACAGGCTCATAAGTGTAGTAGCCCCAGGCCATGCAGATGGCGATTACTACGGCCACTAGGCCAATTACAAAGAATATCCACGCTATCAGTCCCAGAACCAGGCTGGCCCAGGACTCTATTTCATCATCATCGTTATCCATTGTTGGTACTCCGGTGAATCAAACATAAAGAGCATGGCGCAAAGCGCCAGCACGACTAAGTTAATTGGCTTTGGCATACGCCAGTTCAGTCTGAAGGGATTTCAGTTCTGTACGCAACGTCTCCAGTTCCTGGTCTAAGCGTTTCTGTGCAGACTCAGCGCCACGCGCCCAGCCTGCGAGAGCCGCCTCGGTGCAGGCAGTGTGCAGGACAGTGGCTAAGTCACCGCGTGACAGGATGCCAAAGTCGCCAACCGCAGGCAGATGCGCGAACACGGTTTTCTTTATTTCAATTTCTAAAGGATTCATGCAAACCACCATTGAGTTATGACATAGGAAAGACCGGCAAGGATTGCGCTAGAAAGCAGCGCATCAAGGATTAAAGATTTCATTCTCCGACTCCGATCTGGCGGGTGATAGTGAGGTGATGGTTTTGCGCCATGATCTGACGCTGCTCCAGACCGTACTCACTTTTACGGCCAGGCACATACCGATGCACAAAGCTGCGGTGCGGGATGGTGAAACCGTAGGACATCGGTTCATGCCAGAAGTTGCGATGGTGCAGTTCGCGCTCCTGCCAGAATGCCTCGGGATTCTCTAGCTGCAAGGCGGCGGCGACCTTGCTAACGTGATCGCCTCCAAAGATGGCAGCAGCGCGTAGCTGGCTGCGTTGACGGTCTGTAAGCCTCATTTGTGTCTCCTAGTGGTTGATGACAGTCGCATCATATAATAGATGACACATACATCACAAACAGCAGTTGCGAAATGGGGTAGGGAAAATACCTAGACATTTTGATGTAGAATGCGTCAACAAGGAGATGATAATCTAATCATGGAATCCAGTACACAACAAGCAATCCGAGTCATACGCGAAAAAGCGGAACGGTCAGGCTTTACGCTTTCGGATGTCGCATACGCGGCAAACATTGACAAGGCCCAGGTGAGCCGCTGGAGCACCGGCAAGGTAGTGCCACTGTACAGCGCAGTCATCAAGCTGCAAGAGGCTTGCGATGCGCTGGTGGAAGTCAGGCTGCTGATGCTACAGAAGGAGAGCCAGCAGTGAGTCACACCATCGGAATTGACCCAGGTATCAGTGGCGCAATTGCCATATTTAGAAACAACGTATTGCACAGCGTAGTGGATATGCCTACATTGGAAGTGGACTCTGGCAAGACAAAGAAACGGCATATCAGCGCCGTCACATTACGCGACATCTTGGAACTGTATCCAACCGCTCACGTTGTGGTGGAGAAGGTAGGCGCGATGCCTGGTCAGGGCGTGAGTTCGATGTTTAACTTTGGGCGGTCAGCAGGCATCATAGAAGGCGTTGTAGCCGCCTTGCGGATGCCAAGCACCTACGTTACCCCTGCCGCTTGGACAAAGGCTGTAGGCCGCGCAGCGGGCAAGGATGCCAGCCGTATGCGTGCGATGGAACTGTTCCCGACACGCGCTGAATTGTTCAAGCGTGCGAAGGACGATGGCCGCGCAGACGCTGCTTTGATCGCTTATTGGTACATAACACGCAATGCTTGACGAACTCAAAACCATGCGCGAACACATCATCTGGCTGGGGACTCAGCTAGAGCGTGAGCGCGAATCATCACGCGATAAGACTGTGCTTCTAAAGCGCCTGCTAGACCCTGATGACCTGGGTCACGCGGTCACCAATGAGGTACGCAAGCAGGCTTACATAATCATCAACAATGACTTGGAAAGAGAAAGAGAAAAATGGAACGTATCAAACTGAGGCCGTCAGCAGCATCACGCTGGATGGCTTGCCCTGCCAGTGTCCACCTGTCAGTCGGCATTCCCGAGTCACCGTCCGGTGAGGCAGCGCAAACCGGGACAGCTATTCACGCCTTGGCCGAGACGTGCTGGCAGACAGAGGATGACCCGAAGAACTCCATCGGTACGCTGGTGGAGGGAATCCGCATCACCGAGCAGAATGCGGAATTCGCGCAACTACACCTGGACACCATCAAGCGCCTAGAGACTGATCTCGGACGAGTCCTGGTGGAGCAGCACGGGACGGTGCTCGACACCATGCAGTTGCAATTGGCAGGGACGTGCGACGTTGTCGGGTACAACGTTAAGGATTCGATCATGGAAATCGTGGACTTGAAGACGGGCCGCAACTACGTTGACGCTGACTCTGCGCAGTTGAAGATTTACGCTCTCGCCATGATGAAGGCATTGGGCGACTTCCAGACGATTCGCCTAACGATTGTTCAGCCACAGGTTGGCGTCAACCGCACTCACGAGATGAGCCTGTACGAGTTGCTGCAGTGGCGTGATAACGAGTTAATGAAAGCGGTCAACGACATTGCGACCATGAATGCCTACCCGACACCGTCACGCGATGCCTGCAAGTACTGCCCCGCCAAGTTACACTGCCCAGCCCTCAAAGAGAAGGCGGCAGCGGTACCAATCAAGCCAACCAAGGAACTAAGCGAGACTGAGATTGCTTATTGGTTGGAGCAGGCCGACCTAGTGGAAGGTTTCTACGAGGAACTGCGTGGCCATGCGACTATGCGATTGGCGGGTGGTACAACAGTACCAGGCTGGCATTTGGTTCCGAAGCGTGCCATCCGCAAGTGGAAGGCAGACATCGACATCAGCGACTTGCCAATTGAAACCGCCAAGTTGTACAAGAGTGAGCCAATCACGCCAGCGCAAGCTGAGAAATTACTGAGCAAAGATGACCGGCATCTGCTCGACGATTTGACAGAGAAGGTCTCAAGTGGACTGACTCTGGCAAAGATGTTGGAATCCTCTGACATCTGACTTTGGGCGAAAGCCCGTAAACTTAGGAACTGAAATGCTAAATCTTTCAAACAACAATGGATCTGGGAATAGCTACATCCGCTTTGCGCCACAGGCTAACGCTTGGACAAACCGCGACAGTGAGGAAATACAACTCAAGAAGGTGGTGATGGACTTGGAGTCTGTGCAGACTGGCTGGCTGATGATTGGCGCTGGTGTACGCGACTGGCAGCCTGATCTGGTGCTGGGCGCTAAGAGCCAGTCACCTGGTGAGGGCTACAAGCGCGGGTTTGTGGTGACGTTGTACTCAAAGGAACTTGGCCTGGTCGATTGGTCGGCGAACGCTTACGGGCCATGCAAAGGGTTTGAGAAAATCTACAACGAGTGCGAGAAAGCTGCCGATGACTTTGATGGAAAGCTGCCGGTCATTGAGTACGTCAACTCTACCGCCGAGAAGGTTGGCAAGGGCAACACCCGAGTGCCGAACTTCAAGCTGGTGTCGTGGGTAGCGCGTCCCGCTGGAATGAATCCTGATGGCGGTGACGAGTTTGAGCCGGAGCCAGCACCTGTACGCAAGGCCAAGCCAGCGCCTGCGCCCGTGATGGATGACGAAGAGTTCTTTTAACCAGTAATCTGGTGGCCGGTGGCTGATCCCCACCGGTTTTTTTTCCTCTAAAAATTGAGAACAAAAACATGGACACAGAACACATAGCCAAGGCGCTAGGCAACGCCAAGCAGGTAAACGGGAACTGGCTTGCGAGTTGCCCTGTAGCTGGCCACGGACGCGGCAATGGTGACAAGAACCCGAGTCTCAGCATCAAGGAAGACAATGGGAAATTATTATTTCATTGCCACGGTGGTTGCGACCAGCACTCGGTATTTGACGCTGTACGGGAACGCAACCTATTGCCAAGCATCCAGCGCCAGGAGTACAGTCTCGCGCTCATTAAAGGTGAATTGATGACTATGCCAACGCTGGAGCAGGAGTGGGAATATAAAGACGAGTCAGGCGAGACGCTATTCGTAAAGCGCCGGTTCAAGACAAACACCGAGAAGGGCAAGACGTATTCGCTGCACAAGGTGGATGCCGCAGGACGTAGGCAGGGCAGCATGACAGGGGCAAGGATAGTGCCTTACCGCCTGCCGGAACTTATCAACGCTAAGGAAGCTGGCCGCGCCATCTATCTGGTGGAGGGCGAGAAGGCAGCGGATGCCTTGGTCAGCATAGGTGCCATTGCCACTACGTCTCACGCTGGTGCAGGCCACTGGCCGGCAGACATCACCCAATACTTCACCAACGCAGTTGTAATCGTAGTCCCTGATTGCGATGCGCCTGGTTGGAAGTACGCCAGGCGGGTGGTGGAGGCGCTCTTACCAGTCGCCAAAGCTGTGCGAGTGCTCGACTTCAACCTGCCCGAATTAGGTGACGATGCATACGAGTGGGTTGCGGATGGCGGTGATAGGGCCAAGCTGGCAGAACTAGCCAAGGCGCTGCCGGTTATTACCAGCGTTGACCAGGTGCAGACGCCAAAGTGGATTGTTCCACGGGAAACGGTTGACCCAATAGAATACCCAATTGAACCCGATATGGGTACGGTTGTACCAATTCTTGTACCACGGCAGTTGCTCAACATTGAGGCTTGGGATGACATTGAGGACGAGCCGGTTGAATACTTAATAGATGGGGTGTTACCCGCCAAAGGGTTTTGCCTACTCTTTGGACCACCTGGCTCATACAAGTCATTTGTGGCTCTGGATATGGCAGAGGCTGTAGCAACTGGCAGGCCGTGGATGGGGCGCGATGTCCCAACGCCAGGGGGAGTGCTAATCATTGCTGGTGAGGGGCATGGGGGTATAGGCGCTCGCATCAAGGCCGCCAAGTTGCACAACAAGACCGCAGCTGGAGCCGAAATCTATGTGCTGAGAGCCGCCATCAACCTGAGATCGAGCGTTGATGACTTTGATCTATTAATGGCATCCATAAAGGATTTGATTGAGCGCACCGGTGTCCAGTTTGAAATGGTCCAGATTGACACGTTAGCCAGAGCATTTGGTGGCGGCCAGGAGAATGACAGTCAAGACATGGGAGCATTCATTCACAACACCGGCAGGATTCAGAGGATGCTTAACTGCGCCCTGATGGTGGTGCATCACAGCGGAAAAAACAAAGAGCAAGGTGCTCGAGGGCATAGCAGTCTCTTAGGTGCGTGCGATTCGCAGCTTGAACTTATCAAGCTGGACTCAGTTCCGAATGCCGCCAGCGATGTGGCTGGGTCAGGATTGATCCACATCACCAAGATGAAGGACGGCGAGACGGGAGTCAAAATCGGCTTTGAGATGGTGAAGGTGGAGATTCAAGCGAGCCAATTGGGTATCAGCGAGGCGCAGATCAGCCTGGCGGTTAGAGCCAGTGACGAGGCGCTCAAGCAGGATATGCAGCAGCAATCAGTAGAGCGCCAGGCAAAACCACGCAAGCTATATGGGAACCAGTTGGCGGCCTACGAGTCAATCCACGATGCCATTGAGAAGAATGGGCATATGACAAGCGTAGGTAACGAGCGTCACAAGACGGTGATGTTGAGCGAGTGGCGCGAATCATTTGTGAAGCGCAAGGGCGACAGCAAGAGCATAGACACGGACTGGTATCGTGGCAAAAACGCCATGTTTGAGAAGAAATTAGTGGGTTACCACAAGACCGAAATGGCTGAATATTGCTGGGTAATCTACCCCGACAAGGACAAAGATGAGCCGTTTGTGAGTCCATTTTGATAGGCAACTTTCATCTTGCCTATGTGAAATCTAGGCAATTGCCTATGTACTTATGTTTGAAAAACCTAGACAAGATGGGTAAATCTAGACTGTTGCCTAGGTAGCGAGTTGTACAGGAAAGGGTAAAAACCTAGGCAACTTACAACAACTTGCTTAATGCAAGTTGTAAGTTGTCTAGGTTGCCTACCTCGGAAATTGTTTTGTGTAAGTTGCCTAGGTAAAGGATTAGAGATGGCATCGAAGAAATTGTTGGAGACTGACGTGTATCCGAGCGACCATTTCAAAGTCTTTGAGCATTCGCTCATGGTTGAGATGGAAACCGCAAAAATGGACCATGAACGGGTTTACGGGATAGACCGAGTGATTGATTTGGTGGATGCCGAGTTCCGAAGGAAGTTCAACGCGCAGCGGGAGCGCATCTGGGAGGCCAGCCAGGCGCGGGACGAGGAACGGCTAGAGAAAGCCATCAGGGGAATGATCTCAGCGTACAAGGCGCTTACCAGGTGGGCGACTGAGGCAGGCATTGAGCAAATGCCTAAAATTGACTGCATGGAACACCGGATGGCCGACGGGAGCCTGATGGTCATCGTCAGGGATAAAAGAACAGCGACCTGGTACGAGCAGTTCCGCAAGGCGCCAGGCGCGAGATCGATCTGGACACTCGCGGAACTTGAAGTGGTGATGACGGGTCCGACACTCAAGCAAGTGAGAGACATCAAGGCGGCGATTCCAAGCGCGACAATGGTTCCCGTGACGCCGCAAGGCTCCAGCGGGTTTGAGGAGATGGAAAACGACATCGACATCAGTAAGCCATTCAAGGGTGGCAAGTTGTTCGACACAAAGGCAGCAGAAAGGGCTAGAAATGAGCGTACAGCATGATTTATGGGGCGAGGTGGTAGGTAAGGTGCTTGCACCAGCTAAACGCGCTTGGAGGGCCGTCTAATGCCTGGGAATCCGAAAGTGAGGGCAGACATTGCGCTGCTGGAGGACATCGATGACGAGTTAATCCTGTCGATGTTTGAAGAGGGACGCAGCAAGGCAGACATATGCCGTGGCCTAGGCATCGGACGGCGTGCGCTCGATACGTGGATAGCGGACAACGACTATGAGGCTAAAATAACGCGCGCGCGGGTGGAAGCGGCCTCGCATCTCGCCTGCGAGACACTCGCCATAGCGGACGGCATGGACGTGGACAACGGCCAGCGCGACGTGCAGCGCATCAGAACGCGCCAGTGGCTCGCGGAACGCTGGGATCGGAAGACCTACGGCACTGACAAAGCGCAGGCCGTGAACATCAGCATCCAGGGTTTGCGCATGGAGGCGCTGCGCCATGTCGAGGTGGTCGAGCAGTTATCCACAGATGCAGTGCCTAAGTTATCCACAGAATGAGTGCATTTGCTCAAGGATTAAGCAGAAACAGGCATAAACACCCTGTTTTCATTCACATAATGGACACTGTATTAAGTAGCGCAGATGAACTAAGTTCAGACGCGCAGCAGAATACTCAATCGAATCAACGGGTTACGCGCACCATAGCGCAGCGTCAGAGGGGACGCGCAGCGTGCTGAGTTGTCCACAGGCTGCAGCCCGTCGCCAGGTGGCCGCTCCCTGGCCGGCGGCGCCCGACCCCCCCCCGTCTGGCCGTGGCGGCGGGGCGGTTGTGGCAGCACCTAAACACCTACCGGATGAACGTTTCCACTGACCCCCTACCCCCTACCTAACAACGCACTATGGTTACAAAAAAAAATTTGGAAGTTCCCGATAACCCGTTCATTGAGTTCGCATTGCGGTATCGGAATGACCCTGTGCTGTTTGTGCGCGAGGTGCTGAACACCGAGCCTGACACTTGGCAAGTAGAGTTTCTGAATCACATTGCGGCTGGAAACCGACGCATTAGCGTGCGCTCCGGCCACGGCGTGGGGAAGTCAACCGCCAGCGCCTGGGCAATGCTCTGGTATCTGTTCCTGCGGTTTCCTGTAAAGGTTGTCGTTACAGCGCCAACGTCAAGCCAACTTTACGACGCACTGTTCGCGGAACTGAAGCGCTGGGTTAAGCAGTTGCCGCCCATGCTGGCCGATCAGTTGGATGTCAAGCAGGACAGGGTTGAGGTCAAGGAGGCACCCAACGAGGCGTTCATATCGGCCAGGACTAGCCGCGCAGAGCAACCAGAAGCATTGCAAGGCGTTCACAGCGACAACGTCATGCTGGTGGCCGACGAGGCGTCCGGCATCCCCGAGGCGGTGTTTGAAGCAGCAGCAGGCTCGATGTCGGGTCACAAGGCGGTGACGCTGTTGCTGGGTAATCCGGTGCGCAGTACGGGTTTCTTTTACGACACCCACAACCGGCTGAAGGATGATTGGGTGACGATGAAGGTGTCGTGCGCCGACTCCCCCCGCGTGTCTGAGGCGTACCTGGGGGAGATGGCGGCACGCTACGGCGAGGAGAGCAATGCCTACCGGATCAGGGTGCTGGGGGAGTTCCCGCGTTCAGATGACGATACTGTCATCCCTATGGAGTTATTGGAGATGGCGCAGCAGAGGGACGTTGAGCCGAGTCAGTCGGCGCCAATGGTCTGGGGTCTGGACGTTGCGCGGTTTGGATCAGATAGGTCGGCACTCTGCAAGCGCAAGGGTAACGCCGTGACCGAGCCGATCAAGACCTGGAAGAACCTAGACCTGATGCAACTCACGGGCGCGGTGGTCTCCGAGTATGAGGCGCTGCCGCCGTCAGAGAGGCCAATGGAAATCCTGGTGGATAGCATCGGCCTGGGCGCGGGAGTGGTTGACAGGCTGCGGGAACTGAATCTGCCTTGTCGCGGCATCAACGTGTCCGAGAGTCCCGCGATGGGCGCGACGTACCGGAATCTGAAGGCTGAGTTATGGCACAAGGCCAAAGCATGGCTGGAGGGGCGTGACTGCAAGATGCCTAAGGACGAGGCTTTGGTGGCAGAGTTGGCCATCGTGCGGTATTCGTTCACGTCCAGCGGAAAGATTCAGATTGAGGGCAAGGACGAGATCAGAAAGCGCGGTTTCCCGAGTCCTGACCGCGCAGACGCCTTTTGCCTGACGTTTGCCTCAGACGCGGTAATCGGTGCATTTGGCGGTGCGAAGGTGTCCTGGAACAAGCCGCTGCGCAGGAATCTGCCTCGCGTAGCATAATTACGCCATCCAACTGAAGGGGTAATCTATGAAGATTGACAAGGCCGCCAAGAAGATTGCGAAGATGATGGGCGAGTACAAGTCAGGCAAGCTGCACTCTGGCATGACCAAGCGCGTCGTGAAGAATCCGCGCCAGGCGATTGCTATTGCGTTGAGTTCTGCTGGTGTAAAGCCTAAACAGAAAAAAAGCTAAGTTCCAGTTTTTGATGATCTGAATTTGTCAGAACTTGTAAGTTTTCAATTCTGTTGTCTATTGGGTTGCCGTTTATATGATGAACGTGCTCATGTTTTTCCAGTTTTCTACCAAGATGAACTTGCATCACATGACGATGTTCACGAATTTGCTTTCCATCAACAGTAATGACAACGTATTTCCTCTTTTCTGAAACGCCAGATCGTTTCATTATTGGGCTTGCAAATTGTGCTTTTTTGGTGTTCTCAGGATTAGCGATAGAGGTGCATTTCCTAGAGCAATATTTGGCAGTTTCAAGGCGATAGGCTGGAGCATAAAATTCAGTAGAGCAAACAAGACATGAAAAATTTTTCCCGTTCTTGCGTTTTTCAGATCGTTGTTTCCCAAATAGAATAGCGATATGCTTTGACTGACAATGTCTACCGCAATATTTCGTTGTTTTTCTTTTAGGCTTGAATTGTTCTTTGCAAAATGAGCATTCAATTGTTTTCATAACTTCAATCGCTATTAGTTGATATAGCGATATTATACACGGAGACACTATGGCAACGCAAACACGCGACGTTCCTGCAAAGTACCAGGCGGCGATGAATCAGATGATGACGCCTGCCAAGGACGTGGCGAAGTGTCCTATGCCTACCCAGGACGTGGTGCTGAATCTGAAGAATCGGGCGAAGGCGATTACCACTGCCGCCTATGGCCCTGAGAATCCCGCGCTGCCTAACACGGCCTACTGGAAGAAGAAGGCAGATACCTGGGACGTGAGCATCAATGACGCGAAGAAGAGCGTATGCGGTAACTGCGCAGCGTTTAACGTGCAGGACTCGATCAAGCAGTGCATTGCGAAAGGAATTGGAAATGAAGCAGACCCTTGGGGAACTATACGACTCGCTGACCTCGGCTATTGTGAGATTTTCGACTTCAAGTGCGCAGCTACTAGAACGTGCGATGCATGGGTTGTCGGAGGCCCGAACGATGGCAGTGGAGACGATGAAGAGTCTATGGACACGGAACTAGAGGGGGAAGAGGAATGAAGCCAGGTCTGTACGCAAACATCAACGCCAAGCAGAAGCGGATCGCGGCTGGCTCCGGCGAGAAGATGAACAAAGTAGGCAGCAAGGCAGCGCCCAGCGCAGCCGACTTTCGTAAGGCGGCTAAGACGGCCAAGCCAGTAAAGAAGAAATGATCTCACCGATCTGCATCTCGACAGTGCATGGCAAGGGTTTGCGGGTGATGCTTGCAAGTATTGCCGAATACTGTCCCGAGGTGCCTGTCTACTTGCGCGGTCCAGAGTCAGTGATTGGCGGCTTTGACACCGACCTAAAAGTGTTTGGTGCAGCGCACAATTTTGGTGACGATTACAACAACGTCATGGACCGCGCCTTTGCTGATGGCTTTGAGTCTGTGATCTGCGCTAATGACGATATTGTCCTGACGCCCACCAGCTACCGGATGCTGGTGGAGGATGTCCGGCAGCTAAAGGCTGAAACCGGCGAGCCAGTGGGCTGGGTTTCTGCGCGTTGCGATGCAGCCAGGCCGGTGCAGAACATCCGCAGTAATCCATTTAACCAGAAGCTGCACTATTTCAAGTATCCCTACGAGGACGCCATCGTTCCAATGGAGGTTGTTAGCCCTATATTCGCGTGGATTGGCCGCGATGCCTGGGACTGCTTTAAGTTCCCACCACTGAACTGGTACTCAGACGATGTCCACTGCGAAGACTTGCGTGCAGCGGGTTTTAGTCATTACCTGAGCCGGTCTTATGTGCATCACGTTGGCAGCCAGACCATTGGATTGAATGGTGAGACCCTGACCAGGGCGGCTATACCGTGGCTATTGCAGAATAGGCCACACTATGCAGAGGAGTGGTTCAAGTGAGTCACGAGTCCCAGATCAACTTTGTCGGTGGCGTGAAGGCTCAATTCCCTGAGTTTTTTGCGGGTGGGCGGGTTTTAGAGATTGGTTCATTGAACATTAACGGCAGCGTGCGCGACTTCTTCGTAAATACTGAAGAGTATGTGGGTTGCGACTTAGGAGAAGGCAAGGGCGTTGACATTGTCTGTGCAGGGCATGAGTTGCCATATGCTGATGGACATTTTGATGTTGCCATATCGTGCGAGTGCTTTGAGCATGACCGGCACTGGCGTAAGACATTCTCCAAGATGGTTGATCTGGTCAGGGTTGGCGGTCTGGTTGTATTTTCCTGCGCGACCACTGGCAGGCAAGAGCATGGGACAACTAGAACATCACCGGCTGATGCGCCTTTTACCAATGACTACTACATGAACCTGGAGGCCGGACACTTTGGTTTGTTGGTCAAGAGGTTTTCACGGCATGAATTTAGCGAAAATCAGTCTCCACGAGACCTGTATTTTTGGGGCATCAAATGAAGACACTAGCGTGGCAGCGTAAAGAGGGAAAGAGTCCCAGCGGCGGGTTGAACGCCAAGGGTCGCGCCAGTGCCAAGGCCGAGGGTATGAATCTGAAAGCGCCGGTCAAGTCTGGCGATAACCCGCGCAGGGCATCATTCCTTGCGAGAATGGGCAATATGCCAGGCGCTGAGATGAAAGATGGCGAGCCAACGCGCTTGCTGCTGAGTTTGAAAGCCTGGGGTGCGTCATCTAAGGCTGATGCGCGAGCCAAGGCCAAAGCAATATCCGAGAGGAACAAGAAATGAACATGAACGAATTGCCAATTACCACCGACGTGGCCGCCCAAGAGCCTATGGATGACACCGAACTGGAGGCGATCATCGGGCAAGACCTGACCGACGCCGTTAGCTACATCGACTCCGACATCTCGCCTATTCGGGCGATGGGTACTGCTTATTACCGTGGTGACCCGTTTGGGAATGAGGAAGACGGGCGCTCCCAGGTAGTGGCGATGGAGGTGCGCGACACCGTATCGGCCATGATGCCCAGCCTGATGCGGGTGTTTTTCTCTAGTGAGAACACAGTCGAATATATGCCAGAGACACCGGCAGATGTTGAGTACGCCAAGCAGGCCACCGATTACGCAAATTTCGTATTTAACCGTGACAACAACGGTTTTATGTCTACCTACTCCATCTTCAAGGATAGCCTGGTCCGGAAGTGCGGGATTGCTAAGTTCTGGTGGGAGGACTCCGAGAAGGTGGAGATAACCGATTTCACCGGCCTGGATGAGCAGACGCTGCAAATACTGATGCAGGAGCAGGCCGAGGTCAAGATTATTGTCAGCTACCCCGACCCCGACGCGCCTCCGATGCAGCCGCAGATTGACCCAATGACGGGTCAGATGATGCCAATGCCACCGCCACCCATGCTGCACGACGTGCAGATCAAGCGCGTGACCAAGGATGGGCGCATCAAGATCATGGCAGTGCCGCCAGAGGAGTTGTTGATCGACCGCCGAGCGCGTTCTTTTGACGATTGCAGCCTGATTGCGCACCGGAAGATGGCGACTGTCGCAGAACTGATTGCGATGGGATACGACGAGGACGAGGTGCTGGACAACGTCACCGCATCCGACCTGGACGATAACGAGGAGTACCTAGCACGCCAGCCGCTGGCAACCGCCGTCGGCCAAACCGACAGCGCCAACCCTATGCAGCGGCGCGTCCTGTACATCGAAGCCTACGAGCGCATCGACTACGACGGTGACGGCATCCCCGAATTGCGGAAAATCTGCTGCATGGGTTCCGGCTACAAGGTTGTGCGCAATTTGCCGGCGTCCTACATCCCATTCGTGGACTTCCCCTGCGACCCCGAGCCACACACCAGCCCCATCGAGGCGATGTCCATATTCGACATCACCCACGACATCCAGGAGATCAAGTCCGAGATCCTGCGCAACACGCTGGACTCTTTGGCGCAGTCGATCCATCCCCGCACCGCCGTGGTAGAGGGCCAGGTCAACATGGATGACGTGCTGAACAACGAGACCGGCGCCATCATTCGTATGCGTGCGCCTGGCATGGTGCAGCCGTTCTCCAGCCCGTTTGTGGGCCAGGCCGCGTTCCCGATGCTGGACTACATCGACCAGATTAAGGAAGACCGCACCGGCATGAGCAAGGCCGCGATGGGTCTGAACGCCGACGCATTGCAGTCCAGCACCAAGGCGGCGGTGGCGGCTACCATCAGCGCGTCCCAGGGTCGCATCGAACTCACGGCTCGGATGATGGCCGAGGGCATGAAAAAATTATTCAAGGGCATCCTGTTCCTGATGGTGACCCACCAGGACAAGCCCCGCATGATTCGCCTGCGCGACCAGTTCGTGGAGATTGACCCCCGTGCCTGGAACGCCAACATGGACGTGAGCATCAACATCGGCCTGGGCAACGGCGACACCAACGAGCGCCTGCAGGCTCTGATGATGATTAGCGGCAAGCAGCAGGAGGCGCTGACGCAACTCGGCGCTCAGAACCCTCTGGTAAGCCCGTCCATGTATGCCAGCACCCTGCGCAAGATCGTGGAAATCAGCGGGTTCAAGGATGCCAGCCAGTTCTTTAACAACATCCCTGCCGACTACCAGCCGCCAGCCCCACCACCTCCCAAGCCGACACCGGAGGAGGTGCTGGCCGAGGTCCAGGCGAAGAGCATTGAGGCAGACATTCAGAAGAAAGCCGCCGAGTTAAAACTCAAGCGGGAGCAGATGATTCGTGACGATGACTTCCGGCGCGACCAGCTGGCGCAGGATGGACTACTAAAGAAATACGAAATTGAGTTAAAGTACAACGCACAGATTAGCAACGCTGAGATTCAAGCTGTCACCAGCATGAATCGAGAGGCAACCATCAACCAACCTGGAATGGCATGACAGATCAAGTAATTCGCTCGGGCCGAAAGGCCCAGGAACTCCTAGAGGATGAGACGTTCAATACGGCACTAAGCAAGATTGAGAACGAACAACTCTGGATTTTCAAGAGCAGTAAACCCGAAGAATCCGCAAAGCGAGAGATGGCCTGGTCCATGTTGAGGTCAATTGAAAACCTCAAGAATGAACTGACAAAGTCCATCGACAACGCAAAAGTGGCGCAGCGTGCGGCAGAACGGGTTAACAAATGACAGAATCACTCAATATGGACGCAGCAGTCCAGGCACTCACGGCGATACTTCCGGAAGACGGAGAAAAGTTACCCGACGAGGCGTTATCTCAGGAAACTGAGGCGGCGGTGGATGAAGAATTGTCCGGTGATGCAGACGCATCGGACGATGAAACACCTACCGAACAGTCAGAGGAAGATGAGGAACCAGAGGATATCGAAGAGCCGCAGACTTTCACCGTCAAGGTAGACGGTAAGGAAGTTTCTGTAACGCTTGACGAACTCCAACAAGGTTACTCACGAACTCAAGACTATACGCGGAAGACCCAGCAGATTGCCGAGGTGCGCAAGCAAGTCGAGCAAGAGAGCCAGGCCATCCGCGCCGAGCGTGCGCAGTACGCTCAATTGTTAGGAGCATTGGAGCAGCAAGTTCAGCAGGCGGCAGAGCCTCAGATCGATTGGGACCGCCTCTACCAAGAGGACCCCATCGAGTGGGTGAGGCAGAAAGAGCTAGTGCGTGAGAACCAAACCAAGGCAGCGGCTATTCAGAGCGAACAGCAGCGTCTTGCAGAAATCTCACGCCAGGAACAGGCGCAGTCTATGCAGGAGTTTCTTGCTCAAGAGCAGGAAAGATTGATGGAAGTCCTACCCGAGTGGAAAGACCCCGCCAAGGCCAAGGCAGAGAAGGCGCTACTCATTGAATTCGGCCAGAAGGCGGGATTCCAGCCTGATGAACTGAAGAACATTTTTGATCACCGCGTCGTGAACGTGCTGCGTAAAGCGGCACTGTACGAACAGATGATGTCCAAGCGGGGCAACATCAAGCCAGTGACCAACAATGGCCCAAGACCAGCCAAGCCAGGTGCAGCGGGTCGAGTCTCCACGACAAGCGAGTCAGTGCGTGCAAAACAACGTCTTGCAAAAAGTGGCCGCGTCCAAGATGCGGTCTCCGCAATTGAACTTTTATTGAAGTGAGTACACCATGACTATTGTTACCAATACTTTCACGACCTTTGACGCCAAAGGTATCCGTGAAGACCTGTCCAACATCATCACCAATATCGCACCCGAAGAAACTCCTTACATGAGCAACATCGGGCGTGAGTCAATCAGCAATTCGCTGTTTGAATTCCAAAGCGATACCCTGGCGGCAGCCGCTGCTAACAAGCAGATTGAGGGTGACGATGTCGCCTCCTTTGACGCTGTTACCGCAACCGTTCGCCTGCAAAACTACGCTCAGATTTCGCGCAAGACCATCATCTTGTCCGCGACTGAAGAGGTGGTCAACAAGGCTGGCCGTCGCAGCGAACTGGCTTACCAGATTGCCAAGCGTAGCGCCGAACTGAAACGCGATCAAGAGTTCACCATGCTGAACGGCGCTGTGGCTGCTGCTGGTAGCACCAGCGTTGCACGCGGTACTGCATCTCTGGGCGCGTGGGTTAAGACCAACGTAGACAAGCAGACTGATGGCACTAACCCGTCGTACACCACGCTGCCAAACAGCGCCCGTACTGACGGCACTGTGCGCACTTTTACTGAGACCATTCTCAAGAATGTGATTCAGCAAGTGTGGGCTGCTGGTGGTTCGCCTAAGATTCTGATGACCGGCCCTGTTAACAAGCAGCGCGTCAGCGGTTTCTCTGGTATCGCCTCCAGCCGTTTCAACATCAATGGCGGTGAAAAGCCTGCGACATTGATTGGAGCGGTTGATCTTTACGTCAGCGACTTCGGAACCGTCGCCGTTATTGCGAACCGTTTCCAACGTGAGCGTGACGCATGGGTACTCGATCCTGAGTACGCCAAGATGGTTGTGCTGCGTCCTTACCAGCAAATTGAACTCGCTAAGACCGGCGACGCTGAGAAGCGTATGCTGTTGGTCGAGTGGGGTCACAAGGTGCTGGCCGAGAACGCCCACGGTCTGGCTGCTGACCTGATTACTTCGTAATCAACTTGAAGGGATCAGGGCAACCTGGTCCCTTTTTTAACGCATGAACAATCAAATATTTGACGAGAACAAGGAAGCGGGTATCACCCGCTTTTGGCATTTCAACGATGAAACCGGCCAGGCAACAATTCAGACTCAGCAGGATGTCACAGCAGTTGTTGAAGCAAACAAGGCGGATTTCAATAAGGTAGATGAGCGCGCAAATTGGAGTGGCGAGTGGCATCACGTCGCCAGCATCCCAGAGGGCGTCTACTACAAACTCAAGGCCGAGGGCAAGCTGGACGATCAGGCGTACATGAAACGCTGGCTCAATGACCCCGACAACAGATTTTTCAGAACGAGACCTGGACAAGTATGAATAACTACATTGCAGTCTGCACCCCAGCGCGGGACATGGTCCACGCCAACTTTACCTATTGCTTGGTGAATATGGTCTGCTACCACACGCTGAACACGACAGATGCAGTGAGTTTGAAAATCATGCAGGGAACGCTAATACAGAACCAGCGTGCCGACCTGGCGCTGGATGCGATGGCCGAGGGCTGCACCCATATCCTGTTTATCGACTCCGACATGACGTTCCCGCAGGACATGGTAGAGCGCCTACTAAAGCATGACCTAGACATAGTGGCGACCAACTGCGCACGCCGACGCATCCCTACCGGCCCGACTGCGCAGAAGTACGATTCTGATGGCAAGCGCGAACTGATCTACACCATGCCAGAGTCAACCGGCATTGAGGAAGTGGGCAGCATCGGCATGGGCGTGATGCTGATTAAGCGCAACGTCTTTGAGAAGCTGACAGAACCTTGGTTTGAGACTCCCTGGCGCACCGATGCACGAGGCTACATCGGAGAGGATATTTTCTTCTGCCAAAAGGCGAAGGCGGCAGGGTATAAAATCTACATAGACCACGACGTGAGCAAAGAGATCGGCCACATCGGGACGTTTGAGTTTAAGCACGATCACACCTGGATGATGCGCGACATCGAGAAGGAAAAGGCAGAGCATGGCACTTAGCACCTACGCTGAACTGAAAGCCTCGGTCGCCGACTGGCTCAACCGTAGCGATCTCACGTCTGCCATCACCGACTTTGTCTCTCTGGCTGAAGCGCAGATGGAGCGCACTCTGCGCACCACCCAGATGATTACTCGCGCCACGGCCACCATTGATGCAGAGTACAACGCAACGCCAGGCGACTTCCTGGAGGCTCGGACGTTCAAGATGGACACTAACCCCGTCACTCCATTGCAGTTTGAGACCATTGATAGCCTGGATGACTTGCTGACTGTCTACACGTCTAGCGGAAAGCCTAAGTTCTTTGGCGTTGTCGGGTCACAGATTCGCGTTGTACCGATACCAGACTCTAGCTACACGGGCGAGTTGATCTATTACAGCAAACTCAGCAAGCTGTCTGACTCCAACACCACCAACTGGCTGCTAACTAAAGCGCCTGACGTGTACCTATACGGTTCACTGCTGCAAGCTGCGCCATACCTACAGGATGATGGAAGAATTCAAGTGTGGTCCGGTCTGTACCAAAGAGGTATTGAGGAACTGCAAATTGCAGATGAGCGCGGAGCGACTACCGGCGGCGTGCTGAAGTCACGCGCCAGGTCTTTCGGTTAAAATTTTCCCATATTGGAGAACCCAAAATGCATTCTGAACGAGTCAATATTAAAGACGCTGCAAGCGTGTCTATCTCGCGCAAGTCCGATATGGATGAAACCATTGGAGTAACTGGCCGTTATGAAGTGGAGTGCGTTGATTCAGATGGTCAAGTCAAGTGGGTAGACACCATCGAAAACCTAGTTGTGACAGTTGGTAAGAATGATCTGTTGGACAAGTATTTTGCAGGCAGCGCCTACACCGCAGCCTGGTACATGGGCCTGGTTGATGGTGCATCTACTCCAACTTATGCGGCTGGAGATACTTTGGCGTCTCACGCTGGATGGACTGAAAGCACTGCATACACTGGAAGCAACCGCATCACGGTGGCCTGGAACGCGGCTGCGTCTGGCTCTAAGGCATCTACCGCAACTGCATTTAGCATCAATGCCACTGCAACAATTGCAGGCGCCTTGCTGACAGTCACCCAGGTACGTGCAACTACCACTGGAGTCCTGTACTCGGCTGGTTCGTTCACTGGTGGTAATCGTTCTGTAGCTAACGGCGATACTTTGAACGTCACTTACACCGCATCGGTATAAAGGGGAAATCATGGCCTTTAAAACTGGTGATTCGGTAAAAGTAAAGTACACAACGACTACAAATGGAGTTGTTGAAGGTGCTACCGTGGATTCTGAGTCGAATTTGTTGCTGCGTGTTTCCTATACCGACCAGGTTGGAACTCCGCAAGAACGATTCTTCAAGGAAGACGAGTTAGAAGCAGCATAACAAGGGGCTTTCATGGCTCTGATATTAGCTGACCGAGTCAAGGAGACCACAACGGTCACTGGTACTGGCACAGCAACATTGCTAGGTGCTGCTACTGGATTCCAATCATTTGCTGCTGTGGGTGATGGGAATACTACCTACTACAGCATTGTTGGAACTAGCGAGTGGGAGGTCGGTATCGGTACATACACGTCTTCCGGAACAACGCTTTCCAGAACAACGGTTTTAGGTTCTAGTAATGCTGGATCGTTGGTATCGTTCTCTGCTGGAACAAAAGATGTATTTGTAACTTACCCAGCAAATAATTCAGTTACAGAAGGCAAAGCAATCATCATGGCAATGGTGTTTGGCATCTAAAGGAATCGTATGGCAACCCCTAATATGCTCAATGTATCCTCCATCACGGGGAACACCGGCTATGCAATCCCAACAGCATCCACTACTAGCTTTGTTGCAGCAAATGGTTTTGTATCATGGACATACAATGGCAGCACTGCTCTGACCGGCCTGACTCCAGCGTCTGGCACGGTAAACAAGATTGACAACATCACAGCCACAAATGTCACAGCATCGGCGGCTACTTGCTACGTTGCAATCGGAAACTCTGCCACGTTTTCATCGTCCACCATTTACTTCATTTCGTATGGTATCTCAGTTCCGGCAGGTTCATCGGTAGTGGTTACTGACAAGAGCACGCCGTTTTATCTCACCGATACGCAGTCACTTGGCGTATTTACTGGAACCGGCAGCGCCATCCAGTTTGTTGCTTCATTTGAGGCTATCACCTAATGCAGCGTTATAAAGGCTCCATAAAGTCCTCTACGGCAGCCACAGCCAGTACGTCTGCTGCTGCTGGTATTTGGAGTTTGACTGAACAAATGCAAGCAAAAAAAGCTGGTGCTTGGCCTATTGCTGGGGCTGGGGGCAGTATTTTATTTGACCAAACATCTGCGTCCAAGCAATCTTTTACAATTTCTACGGCTCCATTGATTGGTACTTCAGAATTTACAATTGAAGCCTACGTCAAGTTGTTGAGTAGTTCTCTTGCTACCGTATCTGCTTGGGGAAATGGAGGAGGAAACTTTCGTTTTTTTATAAATGACCCATCTAAAAATTTGTCTATTTGGAATAGTTCAACACCAATATTGTCATCATCAGCATACACAACATCATTGGTAACGCTTGGAACTTGGAACCATGTTGTAGCGCAGCGCAGAGTTTCTGGCATAAACAGTATTCTTGAAATATTTTTAAACGGTACTCTTATCGGCACTTTGACTACTACTACAGCACTTACATCAAATTTTAATGCAGGAACTATGCAAGTTGCAACTGACACAGCAAACCCAGCTTGGGCAAACATAGCAAATTTTAGATATGTACTTGGGTCAGCTGTATACACATCAGGAAATTTCACTCCATCAACTACTCCATTAACTGCTGTTGCAAATACTCAACTACTATTGCTTGCGGCTAATAGCGGAGCATTCACTACAGATTCAAGTTCTTTTGCCAGAAGTGTAACTAACAATAATGGTGCGACTTACAGTTCATTAAGTCCTTTTTAATATGTATTATAAAACCCAAACAAACGCTTTGTATTGGTACGATACTGGTACTCCTTTGACAGGTTTACCAGATGGTTCTATACCTATCAGCATTGATGAAGCAAAACAAATAAACGGTGATGAATTGCACGGCCCATCACCGCATCCAAGCTGGGTGTTGCATGAAAGCGAGTCCTATTGGGTTGCTCCTACTCCAATGCTTACAGACGGTCTCGTGTATGGCTGGGACGAGGCAACATTGTCCTGGACATTGATAGAGTAGGTGTGAAATGTTTGGTATTGCAACATTCAGTGAAGCGCCATTTAGTTCGCTTGCAATATCCAATTTTACCTATAACGTAACAATAGGAGAGGGTGGATATGGTTCTGGAAATTATGGCGAATATTTGTATGGATATAAATCTGTAGATGGATTTTTGGTTATCAATGCATATGACTCAAATTTAGTGGAATCCGGATCATCTGCTGATGCAATAACAAACATTTTAAATGCCATAGCTTTTTCAGAAGAATTAGGGTCATCTTCTGACGCAAGTAGCAATTTGCTTAATGCCCTAGCATCTATATCTGAGACCGGATTGGCATCCGATAGCCTATCTTCAGTATTGACAGCAGTAGCATTTGCGGTTGAAACTGGTTCAGCAACTGACGCGCAGACCAGCACGATTGTTTTCCTAGCACTGGCATCTGAAGCAGGAACCGCATCAGATTCTCAGGTATGCGTCCTAACAATACCTGTAACAATATCAGAATCACTTACGGCGGCTGATGCTGTAACAAATGTACTTCAAGCAGTGGCAACGGCCTCGGATGCATTGTCAGCGCAAGATGTTATTGTTGGAGGGATAAATTTTTCAGCTGTAATTGCTGAAGCACTGTCAGCATCTGATTCTTTAATACCAACATTTTCATATCAAGTAGACAGAAGTGAAACTGTATCGGCCAGTGATGCTAATGTAGCTGTAAGTTCATTCCTATCAGCTATATCTGAGACTCTTGCAGCATCTGATGCATTTGACAACATTGCAATTTTCAATGTAGACATTTCAGATATCTACTCAATCAGTGACAGCTATCTGTCTGGATTGCAATTTCTCGCGCAGATAGCAGAGACTGCAAGCGCAATGGATTTCATCACTCAGCGACTCAAGTGGGAGCCTGAGCCAATCAATTCAGACACCTGGACAGACTCTGGGACATCAACCACATCATGGACTACGCAGTCCCCAAATACTGGTAGCTGGACTATAATTTCCGATAACACCAACCCCTGGACATCTGTAAGCAGCACGTCTAAGGATTGGACAACCCAATGAGGTAATCATGGCTGATACGACAACGACAAACCTACTCCTTACCAAGCCAGAGGTCGGAGCCTCAACTGACACCTGGGGTACAAAGATCAACACCGATCTGGACTCAGTTGACGCGGTGTTTGAGGCGGCTGGAACTGGAACTAGCGTTGGTCTCAATGTGGGGGCAGGCAAGACGCTGGCGGTGGCCGGTGCGCTTACTGCTACAGGCGTTACAACGCTGACTGTCCCAATCATTGACAACCCGAAACTCGGGTATGCGACTACAGCTACAGCGGCAGGCACTACAACTCTGACCGTCACAAGCGCCAATCAGCAGTTTTTCACGGGAACCACCACCCAGACTGTAGTGCTGCCTGTCACGTCAACTCTTGCACTTGGCATGAGTTACTTGATCAAGAACAACTCTACTGGTGCTGTAACTGTTCAATCATCTGGCGCTAACACGGTCTTGGTTGTTGCAGCAGGAAAGTACGTTACGTTTACTTGTATTTTGATTACAGGTACAACGGCAGCATCTTGGGATTATCAAGAGGTGCCGTCAGCTACACAAATTAGAGCAATTTCTGCATCAGTTGCTGCCAATGCGTTGACAATTTCTGCATCCGCATTGACTCTAGATTTTCGTTCTACTACCTTAACAAGCGGCACTGTTACCACAGTGTCTGGAACACCCGCTAACCTTGTAATTTCAAGTGGATCAACTCTTGGCACGGTATCGGCGCAGCAATCCCGTATTGTGGTAATTGCGCTGAATAACGCAGGAACGATTGAGTTGGCAGCGGTCAACATTTCTGGTAGCACTCAACTTGATGAGGCAAACCTGATTAGCACCACTGCTGAAGGTGGTGCCGGTGCGGCTGACAGTGCAAGCGTAATCTACTCTACCACCGCCCGTACATCACTTGCGTATCGGGTGATTGGTTACATTGAATCCACCCAAGCAACCGCAGGAACTTGGGCCACTGCGCCATCAACCATCCAAGGCCAAGGCGGTCAGGCTTTGAACGCCATGAGTTCGTTAGGGTATGGGCAGACTTGGCAAGACCTTACTGCTTCACGCGCTCTTAGCACTACCTACTACAACACCACCGGTAGGCCAATACAAGTATCTATAAATTGTGCGGCTTCTGGTGCAAATATTTTATCTTTGACAGTAAATAGCGTAGTAATTGCAAATTTAGTGTCACAAACAACTTTTGCTTCTTTGGTTTCAGGAATAATTCCTCCTGGGGCTTCCTATTCTGCCGCTATGGCAGCTAGCACAACGCTTAACTGGCGTGAACTTCGTTAAGGATTAAAAATGCCACACTACAAAGACACTGAAAACAAACTGCACTGGCTGGACTCTGCGGAGTATGAATCCTATCTGCCCGCAGGTTGCGTACAGATTACTGATGAAGAAGCCGATGCGCTGCGCCCTAAAGTAGAACTGACTTACGCACAGAAACGTGCTGCCGAGTACCCGCCAATGACCGACTACCTTGATGGCGTTGTAAAGGGCGACCAAGCGCAGATTGACAAGTACATAGCCGATTGTCAAGCAGTCAAAGCTAAATATCCCAAGGGCTAATCATGGAATTCCAGCCAATGTTCAACTTCATTGGTGGCGCGATCTTGGTCGCTGTGGGCTGGTGGTGCAAAGAGATATGGGAATCTGTCAAGGCGCTTAAGGCAGACATTAAGGCCATTGAGATTGACCTACCAAAGAACTACGTCAGTAAGGCAGACATTGAGGCCCGCTTGGACAAGATTGACGCTACCCTAGAGCGTATCTTTGATAAGTTGGAAAACAAAGCAGACAAGTGAGTGCGCTGGCTCATTCCGCTATTCATCCTGTCGCTAGTCTATGGCGCGACAGTCAAGCGCGAGTGCAGCGTCAGTGATTTCGTAAACATTGCGTACAGTAACAACGACCCAAAGGAACGCCGTGATCGAATTCTTGAATGGTTGGGTGATTCGGGCCAAGTCTGCACTAAAGAGCAGTTGGTACTCATTTACGCAAATCTAGCACAAGTTCTAGGTTCAGCAGACACCATGCAAATCAGAGCAAAGATTGAGCAGATATATGAACGAGCAAAATGAATCCTGGTTAGCGCGGAACATCCAGCCGGTGACGGTTGCATTTCTGCTGTTCTCCTACTTCTTCTTTGCGCTGCTGTCGGTGTTCAATCTGGAAACACGCGGCGCTTACGTTGACCTGCTTGGACAGGCAATGATTATCGTCATCACCGCCATCTTTGCTGGCAAGACCGCCGAAAAAATTGTAGACATCCGCACCAAAGGAAACACCAATGGCACTTGATCCCGTATCCGCACTGCTAGACATTGGTGGAAAAGTAATGGATCGGCTATGGCCTGATCCTGCCCAAGCTGCCGCCGCAAAGCTAGAACTGTTTAAGCTGCAACAGTCTGGCGAGTTGTCCATGATTGCCGGACAAATGGAAATCAACAAGGTAGAGGCGGCTAACCCGTCTGTCTTTGTCTCCGGCTGGCGACCAGCTATAGGATGGATATGCGGCGCAGGCTTTGCCGTGCAGTTCGTTGTCGGCCCTCTCGCTGAGTGGGGTTCTGCGCTCTACGGTCACCCCGTCAAGTTCCCTGCTATGGACACGGGCACGATGATGCCGCTGCTGCTTGGTATGCTTGGCCTGGGCGGTATGCGTACCGCTGAGAAAATCAACGGGGTTGCCGCCAAATGATTAACAGCCGCAGCCTTGATGACTTGGCGACTCCCGTAAAGCAACGGGCAGAAGCCTTTGTAGAAGCCGCCAAGGCCAAAGGAATCGACTTACTGGTGACCTCTACCTACCGCGACCATGAGAGCCAAACCGCACTATACAACCAGGGTCGCATAACACCTGGTAAGGTAGTAACCAATGCAAAAGCTGGTCAATCGTGGCATAACCACCGTTGCGCTTTAGATGTGGTTCCACTGGTCAATGGGAAAGCAATTTGGAATGACAACGTAGTGTGGACGCAGATTGGCGAAATTGGAGTAGCTTGTGGTTTGGAGTGGGCTGGTAACTGGAAGACATTTAAGGAATTCCCGCATTTTCAATACACGGGCGGTTTAACAATCGCGCAACTTCAATCTGGGGCAAAAATTGCCTAACGTATGAGCGACTACAGCGGTCAAATCACAACGCCAGCGCAGCCGAATCTCGGCAATCCTGGCGAGGTGTATGACCGCCTGTACTTCAGCCAGACATTCAGCAGCATCGGGAACTACGCCACCCGCATCACAAACGCGCTGGCAGCGTTATTCGGACCGCGTGGGGGTAAGTACCTCAATGCTCCATATGGCGCGTTCCAGGACTCCACAGACCAGGTCGCGGCTAACACCACCACGGCCTACGCCGTTACGTTTGACACGACCGACTTTAGCAACGGCGTTACTCTCTCAAACTCATCCAGGCTGAACGTATCGCAGTCGGGGATCTACAACGTCCAGTTCAGCATCCAATTCAAGAACACCACCAATGACGGCCAAGATGTGGATGTGTGGTTTCGCAAGAACGGCACAAACATCGCCAATTCAAACAGCAGATTTCATCCTCCAGCAAGAAAGTCGGCGGGTGATCCATCTCACTTAATTGCTGCGCTGAATTTCTTTGTTAACTTAGCGGCCAATGACTATGTAGAGATCATGTGGAGAACAACAAGCACTAGCGTTAGCATTGAGCAGTATCCGGCAGGCACTTCCCCGACCAGGCCAGCAGTACCGTCGGCCATCGTTACACTGTCGTTTGTCTCCAACCTATCGGTGTAATCATGGCACTCATCCCCTTAAAAATCCCACCAGGCGTCTACCGCAACGGCACTGAATATCAATCTGCTGGACGCTGGTACGACTCCAACCTGGTGCGCTGGTTTGAGAATACCCTGCGACCTATTGGTGGCTGGCAAAAGCATTCCGCGTCGCAGATGACGGGAATGTGTCGAGGACTAATCACCTGGCGTGATAACGGTGGAGATCGTTGGATTGGTGCTGGTACGCACTCAAAGCTGTATGTAATGTCTGCAGCTGGGGTACTTAAAGACATCACGCCTACAGGATTTACGGCAGGAAGCGCCGACTCTGTGGTGAAGACAGGCTACGGCAATGCAGCTTATGGCTATTATGCTTACGGCACTCAGCGACCTGATACTGGTGCAGCCACACCAGCCACAACCTGGAGTCTAGATACTTGGGGAGAATACCTAGTAGGCTGTAGCAGCACAGATGGGAAACTGTACGAGTGGCAATTAGGATTTGCTACGCCTACGCTTGCAGCTGTTATCACCAATGCGCCTACAAGTTGTGCCGGTCTTATGGTAACCAGCGAGCGCATCATGTTTGCTTTAGGTGCATCTGGTAACCCGCGCTTAGTTAAGTGGTCAGATCAGGAGAACAATACGACCTGGACGGCTGCAGCCACCAACCAGGCTGGTGATTTTGAGATTGCTACTGTTGGCGCTCTGAAGTGCGGCAAGCGCGTGCGCGGAGTCAACATCCTATTCACAGACGTGGATGCGCACGTCGCAAGCTATATCGGCCTGCCATACATCTACAGTTTTGAGAAGATAGGCAGCGGGTGCGGAGTCATCTCTGCGCAGGCGGTTGCCGCCATTGATACGTCCGCTATGTGGATGTCAACATCAGGATTCTGGTCATATGATGGGTTTGTCAAGCCAATGCAGTGCGATGTGAGTGATTACATTTTCAACAATCTAAATCTGTCTCAGGCGTCTAAGGTTTACGCAGTCCATAACTCGCAGTATGGTGAGGTGACATGGTTCTACCCATCGTTATCCTCAAATGAGAATGATTCTTATGTAACATACAACTATCGTGAAGGCACTTGGTACTACGGATTGATGGCGCGTACAGCGGGGACTGATAGGGCAGTGTTTGCAAATCCCATGATGGTCAGTACCGACGGGTACATCTACGACCACGAGATTGGCTACACCTACGACTCGGTGGCTCCCTATGCGCAGTCCGGTCCGATTGAGTTGGGGAACGGTGACAACGTCATGGCCGTCAGGTCGGTAATACCTGACGAGCAGACTCTGGGAGAGGTCGCTATCTCTTTCACGGCCAGGTTGTACCCTACATCGGCAGAATCAAGCTACGGTCCTTACAGCGCCAAGCAGCCAACCGACGCCAGGTTCTCAGGCCGGTCAGTCAAAATGAAGGTAACGGGAAGCACTCCGCAGGATTGGCGGGTTGGCGTGATGCGGCTGGAGGCTACGGCGGCAGGGAAACGGTAATGGAGGATTTTTGGCGGTTGGCACAATATGTCAAAGCCGCCTTAGAATACTCAGCAGGAACTCACACCATTGAAGATGTTGCGCGGGGTGTGGAGGAAGGGAGATTCCAGTTTTGGCCTGGGATCAACAGCGCAGTCATCACAGAGATCATTGTCTATCCGCGACTCAAGAATCTGCACTATTTTCTTGCTGGCGGCGACCTAGATGAACTCAAGATTATGCGACCATACATCGAGTCTTGGGGAAAGCAGAATGGTTGCACGCGAGTTACCTTGGCTGGCCGTAAGGGTTGGGCAAGGACGTTTTTGCAAGATGAGGGATATGAGCCTAAGTGGCATATTCTTAGTAAGGA